TGTAAATTGTCTGAAGTGAAAAGAGAATGAACCCGTTTTCGCTTGCTCATCTTGCTTTCGGATAGCTGCGAAGTTACCGCGATCCATTACTACCAGCTCAGAAAACTGCTGAGGATCGGAGAAAGTGAAGTTACCATCTTCGTAGGCTACTTCGAGAGTTACCGCGATCGCGGTTCCATCGATAAGAGTTATAAGACCATCGCGTTTAGTCTTGGGTACTACTGAATAAGCCATCGCGGCCTCCTGTGTTATGATTTATATTCTATCCGAATATATTAGATTGTGTGTAAGATATTGAATGTAAGAGAAATGATTATATATTCCTGAGAATCCGTAACGACTCTTTGAGACTGCAGATATCGAATCGTAAAAGCATTATCGAGAGTATAGGTTCCGAGAATCCCCTGGATAACTTCTTGCTCAGTATCGAGAGCGAGATCGTAATCAGTAGGATAGACATCGAGCGGCCTCAATCGATATGCGAAAGTAACGATCATCGGAGTAGACATATAAACCCCGATTCCTCTTCTTTGTCTCTCTTCCATCGCTACTGAGTTCGATACTCCTACAGCGAAGGCCTTATTCGCGATCGTGTTCTCAGTTCTCCCGAAGTAGTCCGGAGTATGATTCGATTCTTTGAATCCAGTTATCGCGGCTACTTTCGTGGCTATCTGTTTTCGGATGCTGGAGAGGGATTGGGCCATTATCTTCTTCTCCGGAAGTTTCCGAATCTACCCGGATTGGATAAAAATATTACCGGTTGTTTAGCTATCCGGTTATTTGGCTGCTCGGATAGTCCATTATGATCATGATCATATATGAAGTTTATTCTCTTCCACTCATCGTTATACTGTCTGAAGTGCTCATTCGCAAGATCGAGATATCTTCCGTTCGATTGACCTAACGAGCTATGGAAGTCACGAAAGATATAATAGAGGGATAGATTCTGGTGAGCTGCGCGGAAGGCCTCCGGACTCATTACGAGATACTCCAATCCTCCTCCCTCCTGTCTCATTCTCTGGAGAATGGTATACCATGCTTCATCGATATATGTTTGATAAGAGGTTAGATTCGAAGGCCGTATATCTGCGAGCTGAGAATATGTAGCAGTAATATCCGCATCGGATACGACCGGATACAACCTCCGAAGAACTACGGAAGCCATTCTCCGGAAGATATAATCCTCTCCTACAATTGTAATCTTCCACTCTTGGAGGTAGCCTTCTCCGAGGATGAGCGATTCACCCATAATCCCTGCTGAATGTACGTAAGTAGGAACATTAGCAGGATAAGAAGCAGTAGCATTATCGATTAACTTGGTTTGATCTGGTTTGATGAGAGTATACCTAACAGCATCCGGAACCACGAGAGAACCATCTCGATAGATGGGGAGTGTACTCGTATTCGATTTTCCTCGCTCGAGAAGCTCTGGGATCTTAATTTGTGGTGCGTAAGGTGTACTGGTAGACATTAGAATAGCTCTCTGTATATTTCGATTCCATCCGTTTCGAATCGCTTGATACATTCTATCATATCATCTTTGATTTGGTAGGCTTGATTCATCTTGATTTTAACTTCGGGGATATGCTGAGAAGGAGCCAATCGATCGATCGTTTTCTGGTGTGTTATCGTTTCGAGCTCCCAGAAATGAGATTCAAGAGGAGAGAGAACCCCATCGAGAACGAGCTTCGCGCCCCATTTACGGAAGGCATCGAGATCGAACTTCTTAATAACTCGGTTTCCTACAGTTCGAACACTCTCCCAGATTGGAGAATGATATCTTCCTCCGCGTACTGGATACACGTTTATATATTGGAATCGCTCCGGATTGAGATATACCCATCCGTTCTGCTGGAGCTTCCCGATTCGAGAACCGGGGTTTCCAAGCTCTCCTGATATTTGATGAATCCCATTTACTCCGGGAACGATATATTCCATCCGAACATTGGGAAGAAAGTATCCCTTCTTCATCTTCTTTGTACTCTTTCCGCTCTTAACTTCGACTTCGAAGTAGTGAAACATCCAGTTCGATGGGTGCCATTTATAATAGAACGGATGGTTCGGAGGCTCGGGAAGAGTTTGCTGGGGATTCGCTCTTTGAGCTGCCCAAGGTTGGGGAGTGTAATTATTACTCATGTTTTTTGTACCTCATTGTAAAAGTGGAAAAGAGGAGAGAGAGAACCCCCTCCCCTTAACCTAGGGAAAAATAATCGATTGATTATACCAAAGTAGCGATCTCGACTCCGCGATCATCATCGATGATAGCCATACCTAAATAACAGTGACCCACGATTCGAGTCAATGCTTTCGTAGCATCGCGATCCATTTCTACCATAACTTCACCCATCTCCATAGTCTGAGCAGCACCTGGAAGGCTTGCAGGCATACCAGAAGCATAACCGATAGCACCAGCAGCGAACATCGCTCCTTGATAGTTTGAAGAGTTATCCAGAACGTAAGAACTGGTATAGATCTCAACACCCAAGTAAGAACCTTTATAGTGAGAGCCTTTCGCAGAGATAGCTTCGTAAGAAGCTGGGATAAACTGAATGATACCAGCATTCTCGTTACGGATGCTATCTTGCAATTCTGCGAACTGAGCAGGATGCAAAACACAAACATAAGGACCCGGAGCACCTTTATTGCTTGAAGCAGCTTCTAAAGTCTGAATACAGTCTACCAAGATATCCACGGTCATTGCTGAAGTAGCACCTTTTTGAGCTGTGAAACCAGTGAACAAAGCAGCGGTAAGCTTCGCGAATAAAGCATCATAAGACTTAGCGATATGCTCTGCGATACGGAACGGATCGATATCACCAGCTCCCATACCAGTCATAGAAGCCATATCAGTAATCGAGTAAGCCAAAGCATTTCGCTTAACGACTACATCTACGTGGCCATCTACCAGAGCTTTATCGGATACAGCACCATCTTCGGTTCCACCAGTGAATTGAGAAAAGTCTGATTCACCATCGAGGAAGGCTTTTCTAACTCGAACGGTATCAGATCCGAGGCCATTGATAGATCCTACGAAGTCCATGAATGGAGTATTTCGGAGGTTTACGCTGTCCTTGAGGAGCAAGCGAATTTCTTGAGAGATCATTTGGGCTAGTCGCAAGTCACCGACCAAGCCATTATTTGTAATTGTTGACATAGTTACACCATGAAAAAAAGAATATTGGATTAGTTACGGGTTTTTCTGCTGTTACGGGAGCGACCCTACCCATTCAAAGTATAAACGAATCTATACCCATTCGCAAGATAAAAAAAAACCTCCCAGAGGATGGGAGGGAAAGGGGAGCGAGGTACGAACTCCCCTTTATTATGGGAAAGCGAGGGAAAGCGAAGGATTACAAAGAAACCACGATCTGAGCACCAGTAACATTGATAACAGATTTAACCTTTACGTTATTGTTATCTACGAGCTGAACATCAAGTTGTACCAGATTACCGCTAGAATCATAAGCTGAAACGTGGATAATCTTCTTACCCAAACCATGATTCAAAGTAGCGAAGGTATTCGCTGTTAAGTTCTGAGGAGCGAACTCTTTGCGGAAGTCTGCGATATCTACCAAGATCTCACCAGTAGCATCATCATACTGAGCAAGGTTTCCAGCAGCAGCATCCGCAGAGATAGCCCCGCGAGCTCTTGCATCGGTGAAGAACTTATTCGTAGCTCCATCGGCTTCTACGATATCATCTGTATTAGCATCGAGAGCATATTCACCATTCTCATAGCTCAAGCCTTGACCGGCTACGAACTCATCGAATACAGAACTCAAAGGAACGGTTAAGTCTCCGTTCGATTCCTTGACAAGTAACTGAACATCTGGACCCGATACTGTTTTAATCGAGATCGCATTTTTTGCGCGTGCATCTGTGAAGTAAAGGTTTCCATTCTCAGCGATATCACCAGTATCAGCAGTAAGCTCGAAAACACCAGTCCCGGAAGTATAAGATAAACCAGCACCAGTAACAGAAACAGCTCCGCGAGCTCTTGCCTGCGTGAAGAACTGATTCGTAGCTCCATCTTGTTCTACTACATCATCAGTATCTACAGCTAAAGCAATTGCACCCGTTCCGCTATTGTATGTGATACCGTTACCGGATACACTGATAGCCCCACGAGCTCGAGCATCTGTGAAGTATAGGTTCGAGCTACCTTCTGAGATACCATCTGAATCAACATCCAAAGAGAATGCACCATTCGAGCTATCATAAGCCAAACCAGTACCAGCAGAGAAGAAACCGCGGATCTCACCTTGATCGGCTGTGAACTCACCAGTAGAAGCATTATAATCGATACCGGAAGAAGCACTCAAAGCAGCGCGAACTTCTGCATCGCTAACATCTTGACCCTCAATTTCTGCGAAGTCTGCTGTAGTTCCAGCAGTTCCACCATTATGGATGAAGGTTTGAGCGCGACCTGAAACAGCAGTCAAGATGATAATATCACCTTCTTGTTTCTCGTTTCCGTTCGTATAGTTAGAAGAAACCCAAGCACTCAAAGAAGCTGCGGTAGTATCTACGGCTACATCAGTAATAGTAAGAGGCTTCAGCTTGAGTTGCTTCTCTCCATCTACGGTTACAAGCTCAGCATAATTCGCTGAGTCTGAAGCGATTCCGACTACTGCATTCGCTTCCAAGTAAGAGCGAGTAACTGCGTGGTTATCTGCGGTTGGTTCTTGGTTCAGTTGAACGACACCTTCAAAAACATTAGTAGGAGCTAAAAAGTCCATATCAATCTCCGTTGAGTAAAATAATCATGATTAGAGGAATGCTTTCCTCGCTTTTAAGATTACCTCAAGATTATCTCTCCGGAGATTGAATTTTGGAAACTTATTCGAACTTCATTCGATGAAGTATGGGTAACCGTTGCATTAACGATTTCTCCGTTCACAATGACTTGAACCATCGGCTTATAACCGAGCTCATGATTAATCACTACGGAAGCAACGTTCGAGAAAGAATGGACTTGAGGCTTCGTAGAAGCTGGTGCAAAATATAAAGCCATCGTTAAGTCTCCTCGAATATGAGAACTACATCCGCGGTAGAGCTGCTCTTCGTAGCTATATAGATCTTATGGGTTCGATTCTTTCCTCTTCCAACCTTAAAAGCTTGCTTCGCTCCGGATGCGATGAAGTCCTTATTCGTTCCCAGAGCTACTCCGTGGGTTCCTTCATGACTCCAATGAATCTCATGCTGTTTACATCCAATCGTTACTGTATTCGTATTCCGGGGAAAGATTACTTCCGTTGCGGTTTGGTTTGCTGTGAAAACTTTCACAAATAGAGCGCGCGTTTCGCTGCTTAGATCGATACTCATCTTTCATCCCTCCCCTTATCGTTTCGACTTGAAGTAAGCAGATCGAATCGCTTCTCGATTCTGTTCATAGAAATCGAGATCGCTCAATCCTCTATCGATGAGGTTTCCAGATTGTACTGGAGCCGGCTTCGCTGCTGTATTCGTTTTGGGAGGAAGAAGGGGAGCTTCGGGAACGGCTTCCGCTACTGCTGGAGCGGCTTCTGGAGATGCTTCTGGAGATGCTTCTGGAGCGGCCTTCGATTGGAGATGGGGTTTCAGGATAGCAGGAGCGGCCTCTGGATTCTCTTTGATTCCCTTAATCCAATCTCCCATCGGAACTCGCTCTTCCTGTCCTCTCATCGCTCTCTCATAGCTCCATTCTACCGCTTCTCGAATCTCGGGATCGGTGAATCCCAGTTCGGAGAGCATCGATACGCGTGAGAAGCGACTCTCCGCATCTTGGAGAGATGATTCGAGAGTAGAGATCTGCTCTTGGAGCTTGGAGATCTTCTGGAGCTCTCCAGATTGATTATCGATCTGCTCTTGGAGAGCATTCGCGGCTTCTTCCGCTTGGATAGCTCGAGAGCTCAGCTTCGAGATTCGTTCTTTAAAAGCGGCTTCGATCTCGCTCTTGAGAACGTATTCTTCGCCATCGTGGTTAATGGTTTTCATGGTGTACCTCCATAAGTTGGTTTCTTTCAGTAATATATCGAATAAATGCGGATTCTGCTAATCTCTTTGAATCCCAAGGCATCTCCCAAGCGATATCGAGTAGAGTCTCGATATCGATGAGAGGTAACCAGTGATCGTTCGCATTGATATCCTCGAGGAGTTGCCGCTTCGATTTATAGTAGCAGCAATTCGGATGCACTAATCGAATATAGAGCGCGATGCCCCAATCCTCATTCGATAGCCATTCTACGATCGAATCTCGGAGATTTGAGATGGGTTCGTTACACTCTTCGCAGCGAATATCGCATTCAGTAGGCATTATAAGAACTCCGCTCGCTCTCTTCGGATCTGGAGGAGATATTCGCGAGCTTCTCTATCATCCATATCATCATACATCATCATAACCGCTTGAACCGGAGAGATTAATCCAGCCTGCATCTTCTGAACGATATCTTCTCGCTGCGCTCTCATCTCATCTGGTGTCAATGGCATCGAATGATAGCTTACGCGATATCCATCCTCTGGAAGATTCGTTCCGAGGAAGCGATTCGAGAGCATAGCAGTTTTTGCGAGTAACTCCTCATCTCCCATCCGGAATACTGGAGCGAATTTCTTCTGCGCTTCTCGCTGGCCTGCTTTCGAGATCGCGAGGGAGTAACCGCTTCGAGGATCTCCGGATTGTCTGGAGATATCCGATGGGGATAATCCAGCAGCTAATCCGACTCGCATCTCATATTTTGAGATCGATTCCAATAGAGCATGAGGATCCGTAGGAATGGAGAAGGAACCTACGAGAGGCTGGCCTTGAGCATCTGGATCCTGAGTGAATACGAGAATCGAACTCGGATCGGTAGCGATCGAAGATCTTCGAGCGATCTCGTTTTGGTCCATCTGAGATAGACCGGCTACAGATAGCCCGGCTACGTATTTTTGACTCCAGCAGGCATCTCGAACCAGATGAACCCACATCGAGTAGAGAACCGCGCTCGTTAGAGAACCGTATACCATCTGAGATGCGTTATACGAATCCCAGAGAAAACCCGTTTTCTCCGCATGATATAGGACTACTGGGAGGAATGGATTCCCCTTCGAATCTCGATAGGGATAATCATCTCCGCGATGGGTAGGATGGCCCATAAAGTATTCTGAAACATCCATCCCGATGGAACCATCCTTCTCGATGATGAACATCCCGAAGATCGGATTCGAGGCATCTCGGATATCCATAATATCCGCTACCCAGACCGGAGCTCCATCCATCTCTCGGAGCCTCGCTTCCTGATAGTATACTGGGATATCGGGTTGGTCTGGATGCGCTTCGCAGTATAGGAGATCTGGAGTAACGATTCGATACTGGATACCTGGAGCGAGAGTGGGAGCTCCTTCGATATGGGGATTGACATCGATTCGGATTACCGATTCGCGAAGTCCGATAACCATCTGTTGAGCTCTCTGCATCAGTTGCCATAATCCAGCCTTCGTAACCAGTCCTTCTCGAGAAGTGAGTTCGGAGATATCCCCATTCAGATTCGTAACCGATGGGATCTCATGATAGAGCACCGATAATTGTCTGGTGATTTGCTCGAAGGGATTCGAGGAGAGATCTGCAGGACCCCAAGCCTCTCTCCGATCTGCTGGAAGATGCCTCGCGAGCTCATCTTCGAGATCTTGTTCCCAAGCTCCCATAATCAATCGTTTACGTAGAGAGGAATGTTCCCATCTCTGCTGTTCTTCTGGATTCGGTGCGAATGGTTTGATCGGGATATTGTACATTAGTAGATCCTGAGTTTTCCTGGAAGGTTTGTTCTAGTTGATTCGAGAGTAGGAACTATGGTATATCGAAGCGCATCGACCGCGTGACCGAACTCATCCTTCGAACGCGCGCTCTGGTTTCTCTTCATGGTCCATCTTTGAATCGAGAGAATCGTTCGCTCGCATCGAGGATGGATAAAGAACTGCTTTCGAGCCATAATAGAGTGTATCATAGCACTCCCATAATATACACTATATCGAGGCTTCTTGATTGTTCTTATTCGGAATGGGAGATTCCCTTTCGGATACTGTAGAACGCGCTCGAAGGCCCTCTCGAGAAGAGAGTTCGACATTCTCCCCGATCCTCCTGCGGTTCCATAGTGAATATTATCTCCACTCCATCTGCACGCAGCAGCATCGATGGAGTTTCTACTCAGCATCTCAAGGATCGCTCGAGCGTGAGCTTCCGGAGGAGCTCCACCCGATACGTACTCATCGAGAACATATACCCAAGGGTTCATCGGATCGCTCATCTCAATCGCAGCGAGGAGAGCGACCTGCGCGTTCGGTTGGGATCCGTGGTCTACTCCTACCGCGAAGCAGTAATTCCCTTGAGGAGCGGGATGCTGAGAGATCATATCTTCCGAGAACTGATCGAATACTCTCCCCTCTGGGATTCCCACTACCCAATCCCCATTCAATCTCGCAGCGCGATCGATGGGGAGATAGGTTTGGGAGATGCGATCGATCTGCTCTTGGGAGATGATGGGATTACAGAACTTCGGAGTAGTTTGATCTACGGTTAAGGGAGCTCGATGGCATGATACGCGGCCTTCATCTACGAGATTCTTCAGATAGGATACATCCTGTCCTACTGGAGTCATAGTTATTCCAATCGTACCCGTAGAACCTCCAGCTCCACCCCGAAGAACTCGAGCTGCTAGCTCTCCCCATACCTCCTGAGATACGGGTTCATCGATGGCAACGTAGGAAACAGTAGCAGAGGCCAATCCGAGACCCTGATTCGCGGTTTTAATCTGAATCATCGATCCGTTATTGAATCTAACTACGGGATGGATCCCTCTGAATCCTCTACCTGGAACGAACTCGCAGCTCGGATGGAGAGCCTCTTTCGGTGTCATCGCGTAGAGCTTCTCTTGGATGGTGATACTCTGCTGGTGGGAGTGAGTAATCAGGAATGCAGTAATCGGAGGAGGATCGGTTTGGAGATATGGATGGTTCCCGAGGCATCGATAGAGGAGCTCCGCGGTTTGAGCATATGTTTTCCCTACTTGGTTCCCTCCGAGTAGGAGCTTAATCTTCGAGGGATCTCGAAGCCATGCTTCCTGCGGAGGAGTAGGACAAAAATACGAGAGCGGATTCGATCGCGCTCTATCCCGTAGCCTTCTCAGATTCTTCGTAGTATTCCGGATGCTCATTAGAGTTTAATCCCCATCGATTCTGCGGCTTCTCTTAGAGTAGATTCGAACGATATCCCCTTCAGTATGGATATCTCTCTCACTACGAGAAGGAAGTATTCGGTTTTCGGGTTCGATAAGCCGCTTCTCCATTTGCAGAGGAGAGAAGGATGGGAACCGATACGATCCGCGAGCCAAGTTAGGCTTTTTTCGTGTTTGAAAAGCTCCGTTTGTACCCATAATCCGAAATTCATCCCATACCCCATCACAATCGCAAGGATCACACTCGCATATATCACAATATCGATCTACTTTCGAGTATCTAATACCTTTATACATTGATCGATCTCCATCTCCATCGTTTTACACTCGCTCATTATCGAGATCGTGTTATTCAGATTCGCGATCTCCTCGCATTCCGCTTGGGAAGCTCCATCTCCTTCTCTGGTTTGGAGTCTACAGAACATCTCTCTACAGAGGCCTTCTCCATTCTTCTCGATGAACTCCGCAGAGCATGGAACCGCGATGAGATCTGGAGCGGTTAGATTCTTCTGGAGATCGATCTCTCCTTTATGAATGCTATTCTGAATCTCTACGAGATTATTCATTACTTCGGTTTGATCGCTCGAGATCTCTTGCCATCGCTTGGAACGATTCTCGAGAGCTACCATCGCTCCAGTAGTGAGAAGAGAACCTCCCATCGCGGAGATTAATATTATCTGAAATACTGTCATTTATAACCCCATATCGCATAATCCCCACTTCTCGCAGGAAGGAGGATTCAGATTCAATAATTGAAATTGTTTTCCACCATGGGAAGTTTTAGACCATAATAACATATCATCGATGGGAGCGACCTTGAAGAAGGTATTCCCGAGATCCTCTTCCATGATACGGATAATATCTATACATTTATCCGTAAGTAGTGAGATCTCTTTCTTTTTTGTATAGATGCATGGATAACAACCTACTCGAGAGAATCCCTTGATATATAGATTATTCGGTAGAACGTTATTTCGATGATGGATATCGATTACTTCCTGCTCACTCCAATCGATTATCGGTCTATGAGTATAGCATTCGAAGCCTTCATTATACTCCCATTCCAGATAATTCGCTCTTCGGGGAGATTCCTCTCTTCGAATCCCTACCAGATTAACCGCATCTTCCTCGAGATTCTTGAAGTAGGTTTTCAACGGTTCGATCTTCAGTAATGGAGTACACCATTTTCGAGCTCCGCTTGGAAACATTCTATTTTTATAGATTAATCGTACCATCGGAGATTCGAATCCCAATAGAGATTCGATTCGAGATATCTTCTCTCTATCCTCATCTCTAATGGGGATCTCTGCGCGTAACCTGGTTATCTTCCCGATCTTCTCCTCGAGATAGTCCAGATATTCATAAGTAGAAGAATGCTCCCATCCAGTATCCACGAATACACGATCGAATTCAGATGCTGAATATCCCTTCTCGAGAAGGTTCAAGGCCATCGCGGTAGAATCCTTCCCTCCGCTCATCGATACGATTATTCTACAGTTTCGATAATCCATTACTTTTTACCCTGAATGGGTATAACATTGTTCATACTGGAGAAGCTCCCTTCCAATCGTTGTCTCAGGATTGGAGGAAGCGATACGATCGCGCTCGTGATCTCCGCGAGTAACTGCTCATCAGTTAACCCATCCAGCTCATCTCCCATCCCTTCCTCGGCTTCGATCTGTCTAATCTGTTGGACTACGGTTAGGAGTTGCCTCTGGAGAGCTGCATACGCTTGCCAAGATTGAGAGGATTCTGCTTTCATCATCGAGGCCTTGAGTTCTCGAGCCTGCATTCGGAGAAGTTCCAGCATATTCGATGGGAGTTCTACTTCTTTAATCTGCTCTTCCGCTCGCATTACTCCTTCTTTGGAATATCCATGCCTTCTCTCGAGGAGCCAAGCCGCGGCCTTCCAATCCTTCTTTGAAGCTTGGGAGATGGTTCCAAGATGAACTACCGCTCCTTCCGCTTCAGCCTTTTTTATATTGTCGTAAAATGTTCGATACGTACCCGTAGCAGATTTCTCTCCCTTCTTAATCCATTCGTAAAGAGTAGATCTGGAGATGCCTGCATATTGAGCAGCGATCTCGTAAGTTGTACCAGCTCGGAGAGCTTCGATAATCCGATTCTTAACTGGAGCGGTGAACTTACTCTTCCTTCCCTTCGGTTTAGTCATCTGTATTCCTCTTTTTTCTGTAAAAATTAACCCATATCAAAAAAATGTCGCGGTGCGCAG